CCTGGCATCTCAACCCCTCACAGTACGAACTTGATAAGAGCCAGAGCCTCCAAGGCAATAAGCACCAAGATAAGACTGCAGCCAAGGGTAAACGTCGAATACGTTATTGACAGTTCCAGTAGCTTGGCTAGAAGTGTTGTACTTGACTTCGAGTTCTCCGAGCTTGACGGCTTCGTATAACCCCGTATCGCCGGTAGTCCCTGTAATCGAGTCCGTGTCATTTGCTAATGCACGCGCCAGCTCAAATGCAGCGTACTTAATGTCTGACGGGATGGCACTGCAAGTTAACTCAACGCGATCAACGTGATAATTGTTGCGTGGCCAGCTCAAAGCTTGGTCTGCATCGCAACGATCACCGTAAAAATTCAATGTGTCGATCCAGCGTGTTGCTGAAATCAAGGCACGATTCTTGTTGTCGTCTTGCTTGTTATCCCACTGCGTTGAGCTTGGAACGGTTTCAAAATACGCATCTGCTTCCGCCAACGTCACATAGCTGTTGGCTGTTGCGCTTTTGAGTGTGGCGTTGATCGTGGCAGCCATAAGGCAATAATAAGGTGGCCCCACCTAATGGTAGGGCCTTTTGCTCCGTCAGAATCAGGACTTGAGTCCGTTATCCAAAGGAGTGTTGACGAAGATCTCAACCGCAGGGATGAGGTCGATGTCGTAGGTGGCAGACCAGTTGCTGCCGGTACGCAGGTTTGCGTTAGTCGGGTTGTCCGAAGCAGAACCCCACTTAGTGCCCATAACGTGATAGGCGGTGTGGTAATCCACGGAAAGCACGTCTTGCTTCGAGAGGACGTTGCGGTCAGCTTCAATCCGAAGATCTTGCTGAACACCCTCAAGAATGGTGCCAGACTTCAGCATGTAGCAACGGAACTCTTGGCGGTTGCCAGTTGTCGTTGGGTCATTGATGTTGACTTGTGAGTCAACAATGACGCGACAACCAGCAAATTCACCAACTTCACGAGCACCAATGCCAACGCCACCACCACCCCAGGTCACTGCGCCAGAAGCGGAAAGTGCTGAAGTAGAGAAGGTCAGCATTCCTACCTGATACAGGTAGTAAGCAACGGAAGGGTGAACAACCAGAATGTCTAGCTCTTCACCACGCTCACCCAGTTTGGAGCGTGCTTCTGCCACTGTTGCAGCAGTCAGATAGTTGGCCTCGCCGGTAGCACCGGAACCACCAAGCTGCTTCTCAAGGCGGTGACCGTTGAGTGCAGTGTGGAACAAACCAGTCAACTGCTCAAACAGACGTGCGCTATTCAGCTTGTTGATGGCATCAGCCAACTGATTGCGAATGTGAAGCATTGGATCTTCACCAGCTGCCAAGATCGCAACGTCATCTACGGCGTAGGCAAAACCACGGTGGATGATCGAAGCAATTTGGGTGCCAGTACCGATCTTTTGAGGAGTTAGGTAACCAGCTCCGCCAGTGCCCCAAGTTGCAGTACCGTCCATGACTTCCTCAGTGGGAGACACGGGGTTGAACTCAGGAACTTGAATGCGAGTACCGCCTTCTCGTGCATCGAGAAGAGCGTTACGAACAACAGCGCCAGACTTGATAAACAAGCTACGCTCTTTAATTGCCTCAGACACATAAGTGCTGAGATTATTCCTCTTGACGATGTCCGCTAGTAGGACACCGCCGGAATAATTCTGAAATGGAGCAGCCATTTCTTATTCAGGGATAATGTTTGCGGAGGGTCAAGTCACGGACTTGAAATGGTGTCCCACGGGGACTACTTTCCGGCCTCTCTCCTGAGCACGGCTGCAAGATCAGGGTCGGTAGCATCCAAAGCCATTTGCTTTGTTAAGTTAATACTACCCTCTAGCCAAGGATTTGCGACGCCTGCGGCACCTGCAGTCCCTGTAGATGGCTTAGCCCCCATTCCAGCTTGAGTGCTTGGCTTGAAGTGATGTTCGTAGCCAGAACCAGGATTTTTTAGCTTGGCTAAGTAAACGCCTAGGTCTTGTTCAACGCCACCGTCAAGAACTTTAACGCTGCCATCTTCAGATTTCTTAAGACCATTCTGCACTAATTGCAGCATCTGTTGAGCATTAATCGCTCCGGCCTGACTAATTGCAGCTAAAGCAGACGTTTGCATCGCTGCAGTTTCGTTTGAAACCCGAAGCTCTTGTAGTTGACGCTCTAGATCTGCAATTTGTTGCTGTTTTTCTTGAGCAGTTTTATTGGCTTCTTCCCAAAGAGGTTTCCACTGACCTTGGTCTTCCAGCGTTTTCTGGCGCTCTGAACGCATCTTTTCATCAAGAGCGTTCATTTTGTCTTTAATGCGCTGAAATTTACCTTCAGCTTCTTCAGCGCGAGCCTTTTCAGCTTTAATTTGCTGCTCGTAAACAGATGAATCAATAGCAGGAGTTTCAGTCGCAGCCACGGGCTGATCAGGAGTTGCCACGGGCGTCTCCTGGATGACTTGTTCTTCCATTGTGAAAAGTAGATTTACTCTTCTACTTTACTAGCTTTTGTCTTTTTAGTAGCTTTTGGCTTTGCAGCAGCCTTTGGGGCAGCAGGTGGTGTTGCTGTTCTTTCGGATGCAGGATCCCAAGAATCAACCATTTCCCACTTGTAGGAGCCATCTGGCTGCAAAACCTTATCGATTGACTTAGCCATGAAGCTAAATAATTACTGCCCCTTTACTGTACCTCTGATGCCTGATCCTGCGACTCCGCTGATGTAGGCAGGATTTCACCCTGTACCAACATGTCGCGGAACTCTTCGCGATCAATAATGCTGTCTTGGAACAGCTGAGCCATTGCCGTGATGTCTTGGCCAATAAGACGCTGAAGATCAAAGTCACGGCTGATCTTCACTTCAGGTGGCTCAATACCCAAATAATTGGCAGCCAAGTTGTAAGACTTCTGCAAACCTGACTCCAAGTCCATTGAAACCATCGACAACATTGAGTTTGTGTCGATACGGTCTAGGCGTCGTGCGTCAGCTGATTCAGCTACGAATTTTTGTTGGCTAAGCGTGCTGATGCCCAACGTCGCCATTTGTTGCTGTAATTCTTGGATCTCCGCAGATTGCGCTTCAAAAGCACTAGCGGCAGGCTCCACGTAATAGACCTTGTTTCCCGGCTGCGTCGCCATCGCATAGTTGACACTAATCGCCATATCTTTAGTCTGATCATCCCAACCCTCGAGCACCAACATCGGTTGTGATGCGATATGCAGGCTATGAATTAGATCAGCTTGCCGTTGGAAATGAGCAAGGTTTAGGTGGGCGATGTCCAGCAATGGTGGACGACTTGTCATCGTGTCCGTCTTGTTCGCGTATATGGTGACCAGCGGGACTTGATCAAGTGAATACGGCCCAGACTCAATAAGTTCAAACTCCGATGTAGCGTCTGATTGGTCAAACGAAGAGGGGTATGGGAAATTCCCTTGCATCGCTTTCTTTTGCTCTTCTTGCCGATAGACGCGATAACGACCCGGCTCAATGACACGAATCTGGTCATAGACCTTTTCTCCAAACTCACCGTCAGCTACAACAGCTTTTTCGCCAATTCGCACTTGCGTCAGGTTGCCATAATTGGATTCACGATCCAAACGCCAGCCATACACTTTGGTTGGATCAACCTCAATCCAATATGGACGACGGTTTAGTGCGCGTTCTTCTGCAAGGCTTCGGGCTTCTGTTGGAGCGGGAAAGTCAACCAACGTATGGCAATGGCCATAGGTCAACGCACAGATCACCAGACGACGTGCGTATTCGTCTAGATCTGAACCGCAACCGTCAACGTCTTTGTTGAAAATTTCTGTCCAATATGGATCGCCAACAATATTGATTGGTTTACGCAGGATCAAGCCTGCTGCCGCTCGAATCAAACGTTGGGTATATGGCGTAAAAACAGCACGATTTACACGCGCTAGGTAAGCGGAATAGTCTTCGCGAGGTTCTATTGGAAGAAATGCTTCGCTGTTATCACGTAAATACTCAGTACCGGAGACCACGGCTTTCATATTTTCCCAACCCTTCATTTGATCGATCACCGCTCGGGTGCGAACAAATGGACTGTCAACTGATCCCAAATAGGAAGAGCTGACTAGATGAGTTCTGACGGAGCCGGGGACTGAGTAGGTCATGACACTTTAAAAATGAGTGATTAGCAACCCCAGCGACGACGAGCTGCTTTACCCCGTTCACCAGTCCAACTACGACTTCGGGCACAGAAAGAACGTTTGCGGGCAGCCTCCTCTTTTGTTTTTGGCTTACCTGTGACTGGTGGCTTCAACTTAGAACCGGTTTCCCGGTTGTATTTCGCACGACCTTTGGCAGTTAAACCAGCACCCTTGCTAGCAGGCAGTTTTTCGCCACGCCCAACACTAAGGTTGGGGCCACGCTTACGCTTTTTGCGTTCTGCCATTGTCTTAAGGCTAGATAGAGCTGGTGATAGCGCCGGAAGTGATGAAGTTGCAGGTAATTACTTGCAAATCACCAGTCGTGGCTGATACATCCATACTGGTAATGATTCCGTCGAACACAAAGCTTTTGTTGCCGGTGGTGTTGGCAAACAATTCAAACTTTGCGTTTGCTTGATCTGAAGTTATCAACGCTTCATCAATCAAATCTGCGGCTGCACCTGTAGCAGCATCGTCGTACAGCAACTCAACAGTTCCTGAGCCTGAAACCAAACTGCCCACAAAAGTACGGGAAGTTTTGCCCTGGTCGGTTGTGTCCAGAGTGTCCTTGGTGATGTTTAGTGTCCAGCTGCGAGTGCCAGCAACAGCAACGACAGTGCCACCATCTTTTTCAAA